TTCATCAGACTTTTCTTCTCCAGCGGCGTTCAAAGGCTTGAACTGCGAGCGAAGCTTCTCTACATACTTAGGGTAGTTAGTGATAATTTCATTGGTGTCCCTAGCAGTGATGGGAGGAAGAGTCCCGGGAAGGTGTGCCAAAGGCATGTTCTTCGGAGTTCTTGGCTCTCCAAGGATTCTACTAAAGTCGATAGGCTGAGACTTAGGAGGAACTCTGCTAGGAGCATCAAAGCTTCCTTCGGCCTCCGTGTACTTAGGGTCAACAGAAACTGTCTTACCATTGTCAAGGGCAACTATTACTCGGTTGCGCTCGTAGTCAATTCGAGTGATTTCTCCAGAGCCACGCTCTTTATCTCCTCCAACTACAGTGCGAGAGCCTACCTTTACAAAAAGTCCGTTAGCATCACGAGGCTGAGATTTAGCAAGCTCTGAACGCTCTTCAGGAGTGTAGTTTCCGTCTCTGTCAGTTGGAGACTCTCCTGCAGCGGTCATTACTCGGTCAATCATTGTGAAGTCTTCTTCAGCCAGACCTTCTGCCATAAGAGCAGTCTCTTCTGGGTCAATCTCTTCTAGCTTCACTGGCTGGAATGGACGCTCCTGCAAGAAAGCAGAAATAACAACCGCAGATGACGGGTCAATCAAAACGTGCGTGACATCAACAATATCTTCAGGGTCATCTAGCTCGCGGTCATATGAGTAGACGTCACCATCGACGTGTCCCATGTTGTCCCAGCCGTCGCCGTCCCAAAGGTAGACTTTGCCATCAACATCAACTTTGTAGAGTCGGTCAATGCCAGAGTTGTCTAGACGAACACGAGCCATGAACTCTGGTCCCATGTACGGGTCCATCTCGTGTACCATCTTGAAGGCGTTCATGTCTGAGTCGTAATCGCGCTCATCGCCTTCATAAGTATCTATGTGGTCCTGATATGCAGGAGTTGTGTACCCGCCAGCCGTAGTGGCCTTCTTGTTCTCACGTTCGACAATTGCAGAAGCCCAGCGCTTTGCAGGCTCTCCGCCCCACAAGGCCCAAGCAATCTTTCCATTGGATGGGTAGCCGTCTTCTCCTGGGTCCCAGCCTTTGCCCTTCTTATCAACTTCGTGACGAGGGAAATATTTTGCAATGTGTCTAATCTTGCGGATGCCAATCTGACCGCCCTTAGCTAGGGTGCGTGCGGTGTTTAGGCCAACAGCGGTGCCACCTCTGCCGTGTTCTTTCCGCCATTCGAGAGCTTTCTTTGCTTCTTTCTGGACGCCGCCCGGAATGGTGTACATCCTGTCACCGCTAGCAGTCAAAGAATCTAGGTTAGATAGGGCTGCTTCTGCGAGTTCTAGAGTTACTTCTGAGGGGGTGCAGTCGCACGGCTCCCACTCCGCAGAGTTTGAGAAAGTCTCGAGCGTGCTTCTGTCTTCCACCATATTTAGAGTGGTGTCAATTACAACAGCCTCAGTTCCATTGGAAAAGAGCGCGAGGTCCCCAGATTTACCTAGAAATTCAACCATCTTATGCTTCTTCAGGGTCGTAAACCAGCTTTGCGTAGTCGGTTAGGTTTTCAATGGTAAGTTCGCCCTTGTCATACATTTGAATAGCTTTGTGTTCTTCGAGGGGCTCGTCGTCATTGGTGTCCTTTAGGGCAACATAGTCTGTGTCCCAATCGAGAACGTATGCCTCGTGAGTAGCGAGGAATTTGTCTAGTTCTGTGTCTGCACGACGAACGAACTGCCAGTCGTCTCCAGAGCGAATGCTCATCCCTAGCGGGTGATAGCAAAACACGCCGTCAATGTTTCTAGTGTCGGGGTCTACATAGAAGTAAACATCAACGGGAAGTTTAGTGGTCTTGTTCATATTTCCTCTATAGCTATAGCGAGAGAGACACTCTCTGTAATTTTATCATAATTTTACTCTAGATTATTGAGTTGTCTATGGAATAGTTCCAAATAAGCATATTTATTTACTGGAACCAGCTCTTCTAGCTCTTCTTTAGATAAATCTCTTAAGTCAAAAGAAGTTAATTTGGGGCCATCAACAGTGTCTACTACTGTCTCAAAGTAGGTAGGGAACTCCCTGCTACTCTCTCTTAATGCTCTGTCTGCCTCCCAAACGTCGACATCTAGAATAGGATATTCCGAGCGTTCTAGCTCTTCATTGTTATCTTTAGTCAATTAAGACCTCTTTTCCTGTTCCTGCAACTTCATCTATGCCGGGCCACGTTTCGTTTGGGTCATAGCCATATGCTTCCCTAGCTCCTCCCAAAAGCAGTACTTCAACTTCATGTGTGTGCTTGTAACCTGAAAATAGTCTATCGACGTTGAATATGTCTTTTGCTTGAACAATCATGGCAGTTACACTTCCTCCCCCGCCACCAAACCCAGTAGCAACACTCGGAGTAACACTAAACGGAGTAATAGGCCTCGTTGGGACTACTACCATGTCTTTAATTTCACCAGCCCCAGGCCAACCCTTAAATACAAGAAACTCTTCAATTCCCGCGTCTTTCAGCGCCCGCTGAGTTAGGTTGTATTGAGCCCTCAGTATTTGCTTATATAGTTTAAATGCCTCTGGGTTCTCTTTCATAATCTTATCGATATAGTCAACTTGCTTTTTACGTTCAAGAAATTGACCATCCTTTGCGGCCCTACCAGTTAGCGGGAGTGCATTTTGAATATCGAACTCCTCCCGAGCTGCGTACATCATTGCCACTGAAGAGTTAGAGGTAGTAGAGTCTTTCCACCTCTCGCCCAGCTGTTGCACTACGCTTCCGACTCCTCTCGCTAGGTCGTCGTTCATAGTTAGGTAATTATCTAGACCTAAAATATCTGCCAAGATTTTTAGTTGCTCTTTAGTAGCCTGCTCTCCATATTCTCCAATATAGGGGATATCGTCTACCATTTCTTGAGTCATTTTACGAGATTCTTCGTTATTGCCAAAATTCACTTCTGGGATTTTTTGAAACAGCTTTTGCGAATTTTTTACTGACTCCGAGATAGTTTCTCTAGCGGCAGGATTAGTGCTAGTGTCATCTGTAACCCATCGTCGTGCTTTGCCTCTAATAAGTCCGTAGTCGTCAAGAATTTGTTTAAACGAGTCGCTAGCATCATTGTCGACTACCCACTTAGCATATGCTTCCGCCCAATACTCGTCGGTGCTTTGTTTTCCATAGTCGGAAACTGGTTCCAACTGTTTAATTGGATTAATTTCTTTCTGCATGTCTGTAATTCCAGACCTAAATCTCCACGTAGGGGGACCGCTCTTGTTGAAGTTGGAATTAATTTCTCGATGGTCCCATATAGAGAACGCCATTATGTGGCCCAGCTCATGGGCAACTGTGTACTTGTACAAACTTTCCATGCTGTCCCAAGCGTTGGGGGATGCAAAACGTCTAAGCATTTTGTCTTTTTCTTCTGGTGGAGCGGCGTTGTACTTATCGTTAACGTCGGAGAGCCTATCCATAAAAATATTTACCTCAAGCGTCGCTGAGTTAGTGTGTCCTAGCTCTCCTTCTTCGATTTTCCCTGGGTAATCTGAAGTATTAACAAAATTTATTTTTCTGACAATTGAAGACTTGTTTGGCACAACACTTCTGTCTATCGCTTCAAGGGCAGCCTGAATGTAATCAATATTTACGGAAGGACTTAAGTCTGTTTGATTAGAGTTTTCGGGCAAAGCGATTATCGTGTCACCACTAGCATTTCTAAAATATCTCTTAGCAGGTGCTGTGGAATTAAACCCTCCTACGGTATTTAAAGCATAAATTTTATGGGCTAAATCTACGAACTCTGTAGCGGCAGCTCTTTCTAAGTTTCCAAGATTATTCTCGGGACTATTTATGCTGCTCTCCTTAGGCATATTTTTCAGCTCTTCTTCGCTTAAGAAGTAGCGTGTTATGGAGGGGTCTGAACCATAACCAGCAATCATTCTGCCTAACGTGCTCCTGAAATCTGTATCCTCCATGAGCCTGTCATACTCTTGTTTTCTAGTAATCTCCCTAAATGGTCCTTTCAACTGTTTAGGTAATTTAGGTTTACTAATCTCTAGTGCGTTCACTAGTTCGGTTAGATTTGCTGACTTCCCAGAAAGGTCTTTTGGATAGGCTTTCTCGAGTCGCTCATTTGTAGCTTTTTGAGCTTTTTCTGAAAGGTATTCTTGAAGTGAGCCCCCAAACGTTCTATTATTATTAGTGCCAACTATCTTTGGAGTTCTTAGAATACCCCTAAACTGGTAGCCATTTTTCGTCGCAATTGCCTTGTAAGAGCTGTTTAAGTCAGCATAAAGCTTTTCAACTTTGTTGTTTACTTCGTCAATATCAATATATCTCTCGCCGTTAGGTCCAGTCTTTATTTCAATAGACTTTAAAAGGTCGAACTGCATCCTCAGGAGAGCAGGAGCTGTTAGTTCCTTATCCTTAGTAGTCTTGTCGACATCTTTCCTGTTTGTTATTGGAGTTACTAGTTCTACGTACCTTTTTGCTGCATTGCTGAGCTCTATGCTAAGTCTGCCTCTGAATCCAGACAATGCCCCGTTAGGCTCATCTTTAATTACTAGAACTTCTCCGTTTTTTGCGCTTTCCTCGAAATTATAGGCATCTATATTTATTTCGGTATCATCGAGAGAGTTGTAATCTACACTGCCATCGTCGTCATCATCCGATGGAATTTCATCGTAGTTGAGAGATGGCTGTATCTCTTTCTTGGTGGGGGTTCTGGGCCCCTCCTCCAGCCCCTCAACCTTCATCTGGGGCTGGATGGGCCCCTCTATTTTTTTAGTTTACGAACTTCTCCGCGCTTGACGTTAGTCTTTTTAAGGTCTCCATCTAGGTCCTTGTAAACAACAATAAATACGGGATTGCCGTTCTTGTCCTTAGCTGCCTTCTTGTCAACAATGTCACCAACAATTTCGCCATTCTTGTTGATGAACGGACTTCCAACAGAAGCGGTGTCAATATTCATCTCATCGTTTGGCAAGTCAGGAACAGTGTCAGTGTCGTCTATCTCATCGATTGGGACAACCTTGGTCTTGTCTGCTACAGGCAAGCCATCACTATTGATAAGAGGCTTCTTTGCTTCGCCTAGACGCTTGACAACCTTCTCGTCTCCCTTAATCCAAGGAGTGTAGGTAGTCATCGCGTCTTTGTCTGCGTCAGTTCCAGTTCCTTCAGCAACAAACACTAAGGAGCGAGACCTAGTCTCGACTGCCTCGCTGGTGATGTTGCCCTTGTTGTCTAGATACTCGACGGTGACGTAGTCCTTATAGTCATACTTTCCGTCTTCATTAGGGGTCGCGGTTTCGGTCTGTAGAATCTTGCGAACACGGCCAATGGAAACCTTGTCGTCGTTGTTGAGGAACTCAACAATGTCGCCTTCTTTGAGGACCTTGCCGTCGTAGCTAACGTGAGGCTTTTCGAACATAATGTCTTCATTGGAATCCCAGAGGGCTTTCCAAGCGTTTGTAGTCAAAGCTCCGAGGACGCGAGCGTTCTCGTCTGGATAGCGCTTCTTGTAGTTCTCGCGAATCTTGTTGACCAAACTCTGAGCAGTCTCTTCATTTCTTGCCCAGCTAGGCAAGTTGTTTGCCAAAGCTTGGAGCCTGAATGCCACGTCGTCTGCTTTACCCTCAACAAGAGACTCGTAGATAGAGTCAGTGCTGCTTCGCAGTACGTTTGCAAGCTGACCTTCAGAGTAGTTGAACTTCACGGCGTTACCGCTGGTCTGTCGGTCCATCCACTGCTCTAGAGTCATGAACCTAGCGTTCTGCGACTTGGCCCACTCGGTGTATAGGTTAGGGTCTCCGTTAAATTCTGTATCAAACTTTCTCAAGTGATACTCAGCGCGAGCAATCTCGGCCTGCTTTTTGCGGTTAGTGTCTGGTAGGCCCTTTGCTTTTTCAAGCTTCTTAACTAGAGAGTCCCTAGTAACCGTACGCATCTTCTCTGCACTGAAAAAGTCAAGACGCTTTGCTAGAGTTCCCGGTTCAAAGTAAGTCTGAAGGTCTAGCTTTCCTTCTTTAGGGTTGACTCGTCCAGCTAGCTGGTCGGTAAGAGCAAAAATACCGTTCTTTTTACCAAAGATTGCTTCGTAGGAATCCCTGACGTCGTAGTGCCAAAGCTCCTTCTTGCTTCCGTCTGGCATATCAATCTCGAAGCCAAGCATGAACGCACCGCCGTTGGTGCGAGTGATTTTGCTAGTCAAACCATATTCGGTGCCATCAGGGTCAGTGAACTTAGAACGCTCAATGACAATTTCGCCCTTGTCATTTACCTTGGCGTCTGGAACCTTGTCAAGAATTTCGGCCAATATTTCATCGCCATCTTGGGCAAGAACAGACTTGCCGTCCTTGTCAAAAATTGCTAGAGGCTTTCCGTTCTCGTCTAGTTCCGCGGAGAATCCACTCTTAGACCCTCTAGCAACTTCGTCGGACATGCCTTCTGGACGTTCGATAGCTTTGCCATTGTCTTTAGCTGCCGCGCTTGGAGGCTTGAAGTCAAGAAGTTTTTCCTTCTTTTCAAAGTCTGACGGACCCTTAGGCGCTTCTGCTTCGGGAGTCTCTGGAGCATCTGACTCTGGAGCTTCTGGGGCCTTAGCTGGTTCAGTTGGCTTAGAAGTTTCTTTAGCCTCGGAAGGCTTGGTTCGTGGAGCGGTTGGCTTCTTCTTAAACTTTGCTTTATTTGGTTTGGAAACTACTTTAACTTTTTCAGTGTTTGCAGCAGAAAGAGTTGCCCTCTTTCCAGTCTCGTCTTCCACTACTACATCTACAGCAGAACCTTGGCTTCCCGGCTTCAGGGATAGCTTTCTAACAATTCCTTCTTTTCCAGAAGAGAACTGAATAACGTCACCTTCAACCAGCTGCTCGACAGTTTTTTCTTTGGTGTCTACAGAATCAAATGCTTTTGCTTTTGCAACGACGTTGTCAAGCAAAATTGTGACGTCTTCCTCGTCCAGAACTCTATCAATGAGCTCGTCCGTAAGAGTCCTGTAAAGAGGCTCGGTTTTTGCTCCGCTGCCGTCGAATGGTCGAAATCCTTCTTCTTTGGAGTCAAGTACGTCTATAAGCTCTTCTTTGGAGAGCTGCTGCTCGGCTACTGCAGGAGCAAGCTTGGCAACTGGCTCTTTTTCACGCTCTGCGCGGAGAGGAGCATCTTCATCTTCTGCAAGACCGCCAGCAAGTTCTTTGTCTACCTCGGTAGCAGGCTGAGGCTTCATCTGCTCGAGGCTCTGAGGCTGGTCTGCTAGGTCTTCAGGGAGGTCAGCTTTAGCATCAGGGTCAATGCCGTGCTTAAGTAGGTAGTCACGGTCAAGTTTGATGCCTGTAGCCAAACTACCGTTCTTGGGGTCAATCTCTAGGATTGTGTTGGGCCCGATGCCATACTCTTCGTAGCCCTTACCGACAAGTAGTCGAATATTATTAATTTGTCCTTTTTTGGTTGCGGTACCACCAGCAGAGCGACCCTCTATTTGAACAATTGTGCCATCTGGAAGCTCTAGGTCTGCGACAACTTTTGCACCGTAGGGAACCCAGCGTCCGTTATCATCACGTGGTTGGAGGCGTGCTCTAGCACTTTTTGCTAGACGAGAATTGCCGTCTGAGAGCAGCGGTTCAAAAATTTCGGACATCAAACATCCCTTATACGAGTATTAGCAAGCTATTTAAAATTTTACCCTACTTAGGACGTACCCGAGTGGGGTCTTAGAGTAGCTCTGGCGTAATCCCAGTGATGTTTGCAATACGAGAGTAGATAAGTTCTTTTGTCTCGTCAGCAACTTCGCCCGATGCAAGCAATGCTTTCAGCCGTGTGGTGGCATGAACTAGCTTGAGAGTGTCATCGGTTGGAGTTAGGGAAGCAACAATCACTGAGCCAGCTGAAGGAGAAAGTTCGGGAGAACCAGCAATCCATGCAGCTGCTGCAACAGGGTCCAACGTAGGGTTGTCTGGGTGGCCCGAGGGGAGCATCGAAGTGTACCGCTGAGTGTATTCGTTGGCGTCACCTAGACCGCAAGCATAGTTTGCGTACTCCTGAAGGTCCCAGAGGATAGCGTTTGGAAGTTCTGCCTTGTCCATGTAAGAGTTGTAGTATTCGTACGCTGAGGCGGCAACTGACTCGAGGTTCTCTGCTGCAAGTTGGCGAGATTCTCCAACTAGCTCGTTTACGTCAGAGAGAATGTTTTCAATTGCATATTCAGAGATGAAAGTTTTCCACTCACTCATTAAATTTCCTCTTTCGGAAGTAGGTCAGCATCTGGGCTGTCATACAGCTGAGTAGCTAGCAGAGATGCTCTTTCAAACGGATTCTCTCCCGCTTTAACGCCTCTCACCCAAGCTGCTCTAATACTAGGAATTATATCATAGCCAAGTCCCGAGTACTCAGCGAACGAGTGAATGGCGTGCTCTACAGACACATAATCGTCCTGTGCAAGGAGCTTCACTTCGAGCTGAGAGTCAAGGTATGAGTCAAAAGCTGAAGCAGTTAACGCCGCCGAATCTTTTTTAGAAGACTTAGGGTGACTACTGGGAAGGAGGTCGTTATCAGTGACATACTTGCTGTTCTTAGGCTTTCCAGTTCTGAGTAGGTGAAGGAAGGCGTTGACCCTCGCCATCGCCCAGGAGTTACGATTTTGGTCGGGACGGTGAGAAGTAGAAAAAGCACCAGCACCCCTGCGATAAACCGCCTTAAGTGTTTTAACACTGGTTTTCTTGGACGCTGTGTCTCCGTGCTTTTCGTTGTGCTCATCGGCTTTCTTTTTCAGTGACTCCTCTACTTTTTTACTGAAAGTGATTGACTTACCACCAGCAGCTGACCCCTTAGCATTTTTGCTAGACCCTTTAACTTGGTCTTTCTTGGGAGCAGGCTTAGACCCAGCAGTTGCAGCAATTGCAGCGTCTCCCGCTGGGACGCAGTTGGGTACCATCTTTCCATCTTTTTCCTTCATTCCCACTTGGACGTAGCCCTCCCAGCAGGGGTCTCCCGCTGCGGCCTCACCCTCATGAGCATCGTCACGCATTAGCGTGCCGTCTGGCATGTAGTGGTAGCCCTCTGGGGCTTCTTTCTTTTCGCCATCAAGGTTTTCTGCGGGAGCCGCGTGGCCGCCCGTAGCCATAATGACTTTTTCTAGGTACTCAGACATTTAGCGAACTCCTAGGAATGCCTTAATCTGCCATCTCCACTTTTTGTGCATGTCTTCCCGCTGAGCGAGGAAGTCCATGAGACCAAACTCGCGGCACTTCTCTGCAATCTCGCCAGCTTCATGCAAGCAAGCAATCATCGTGTCATTGACGCGAAGTGCTGACTGAAGCATGAACTGAACAGAAGAACCATCGTGACGCTCTTCCTTAATTGTTGAAAGGTCTAGGTAGTCCTGTAGCAAGTACGGAGCAGGGTAGCCAACCTTAAGAATGTTTTCTGCTAGAGCATCGACAGAGCTCTCAACGTCTTCGTAGAGCATCCCGAAGAACTCGTGGTACTCGCCGAAGTCTGGGCCAAGTACGTTCCAGTGGTATCCCTGAAAGATAAATCTGGTTGTGATGGTGTCAGCTAGTAGTTGGGCTAGCTTCGAGCCTAGCTCTGGATTGGGGTGGTGCATTCTTACGCCTCAGGTTCTGCTAGTGGTGGTACTGGAGGTTCGAGAGTTTGGTCGGCGGACTCATTCTCGGCTGGCTCTTCTTCAGCTACTGGCTCTCCCTGAAGGAGCTGGTCAATTTCTGGTGGGATTGGAGCACCAGTTGCTTGACTTGCATCACTTCTAATCTTGTCCATAACTTCTGGGGCAACAGAGCCAAGCATTGCCTCGGTAAGTTCTGGAGTAACCATACCCTTCTGCATTACTAGTCTTAGGGCTAGTTCCTCTGGGCTTGGTGCATCCGCCTCGGAGAATCCGTGAGCACGACGCCATGCATCAAAAGATACTGCCATCTTGTCAAAGCCCATGTCTGCATCTGCAGCGCGGTCATTGCGAGTAGCAACTAGAGACGGGTCGTACCAGATGCAAACGTTCTTAACTTCTTCTTCTGTGTATCCGTTTGCAACTAGGTATGGACGCAGATACATAACTGTAAAAGCATCAACGATGAGCAACATGAGTGGCTCGATGTGAGCCTTGTACAGAGCCTCGTCAATTTGCAGCGCGTTAGAGTACTTAACGTTTGCCAGACCAGTGACTACATCCTTAGGAACATCTAGTCCCTGCATGATGCGCTCTAGTACGCGGTCTGCACGCTGTGCCAAGGCGGGGTCGAAAGAACGCTCAAACTTAAACTGCTTGATGCGGTCACCAAGCTCGGCTGGTCCACGAATAATAAGTGGAACAACAGCAGATGCAGAGTCCTCGTCCTTAATCGGCGTGGTCATTGCATCAATTAGCTGGTCTTCAAACTCGTCCGCTGCTTCCTCAGCTGTGTAAGTTTCGTTGTAATTTCCATCTTCATCGTAAGGATAATCAGGGTCAGGACCAGCGGCAACAGAAAGACCGTCAGGAAGATATAGAGCGCCAGCATTGAGGCGAGAGCGAGCAGTCGCACGGAATGTCCTATTCAATAGAAGTAGTTCAGCACAGAGGTCTAGTAGACCACGCAAGCTTGAGTCAGCCTCTTGGGTGTAGCGAGGGTGTGCACGCCAGATGCGTCCAACGAATGCTGACTGAGGAAGCTTGATTGCTTCTTTGCTGCCCTGAGACATTACAGATGCAGTTCCACCGCCAACGTCACGACGAGGGTTGATTATGTAGTTACCACGCTGGTCTACCTGAAGCTCGTCAACAGAACGAACGTCCCAAGTCTCGGGGAGCTGAGAACCGACACGCTCTGGAATCTGTACTAGGTAGCACTCACCTGTAACCTGAAGGTTTAGGGCTGCATCTTTCAAAAGACCGGGCTGTCCACCGTAAGCAGAGCTTAGACGGTCAAGTGCACGCTGAGCAGCTGCCGCTAGGCGGTCGTCTACCTTCTCTACGTCCTCGATAGGAGACGGTGCTTCGTTTGGGTTGTTGATTGCAGCTGCGTAAAGACGAATTCTAGACACAACGGACGCAACTAGGTTGAAAGCGTACTTGATTTCACCAATTGAGTCGTAGTATTCCCAAGCTTCGCTCTGCCAAGCAGTAGATGCTGACTGGCGACGAGCTTTAAAGAGCTCCGCTTCGGTTTTATCGTCTAGCTTGACCTGAGCAGCGGCGGCGGTGAGCCCTCTTGGTTGATTGAAGGCTGCTGGTTCGGCGTAAACGACGCCAAAAGAGTCAACAGAAACCCCAGGAGCTACACGAGTGGCAGTTCTAGGTGCTGAAGCACGTACGCCTCTACGAGATTCGCTTGAATTCTCGTTTTCTTTCTTAAAAATAGCCAAAGGTGGCTCCTACCTGTCCTATCGCTCTACTAGGGCCGAAAGTAGCCCAATCACAGCAGAAATAGCCAATACTAATGATACCACAAGCATAAGTTGGGGTAAAATTGAGGCTCCCGCAACGAAGAGTAGCGAGACCCAGAACCCAGTGCACCAATTACAGGTGATTAGGTATCCGATTTTGGTCATCGGACCATATTTTGACCAGACCCAGTTGCGAAAACCGTCTGCAATAGCGTCTGTAGTGATGATGTGTGTCATTCTGTATGCTCCAAGAGCCAGAATTATGAAGTTTACAGCTGTAATTTCCATTATTCATCCTTAATCGAGTTGAGAGTCCTGTATGGATTCCAACCTCGTAGTCGAGAACCACATCCGCAGCCTCGGTCTTTCCTAAATGCTAGCATTTTTCCCGACGTAGTGACAACATAAGAGTCGTCACCAGCGTCTTTCGACGGTTCAAAGGTCGCATATGTCTCGCGAAATACGACTTGCGGCCCTTGCGGCCCGTCTTTTGCCACCATAATGGTCTCATCTGTAACAATCACCCTTGTAACGTCTAAATATTTTGTGTCTTTTGTCGGTGGCTGACTGCTCAGAGAGGTCACATCATCTGTAAAACCTGCAGCTACAGCCACTAAGTTGCATGGAAACCTGTCCATGATTATCTTTGACACTATTTTACCCTAAAAACTCTGCCTAGTGGGCGAGTATTTGGATTGGTGACCCCGAGTTTTCTGTCTGCATAGCTCTTGGCGCGAATTTTCCCTCCGCTAAACCCTGGAGGTGGCTTAATTAGCAGTGCAGTAAGGGCGTGAACCAGTGCATCAACACGGTCTGGGGACTTTCCTTCGCCCGGAATCCAGCTGTACATCTGAGATTCAAGGTCTTGGTGATACCCAACGTGGTGGACGCGCCCCTGTTCGTATGCAAGAACTGTAGGCTCTGCTCGAAGTTGCTTTCCGTACTTGGAGTGAACCTCTAGGACTTTGATTGTTGGGTCTATTGAGAGGATAGCGTTTTTAACAAGTGCGCCTCCTTGATTAACCTCGGCAACAACGGGACAACCCCACTTACGAGCCATCTCCACAACTTTACGGGCCCATGTGTCTGGGGAACCGTGAATTGAAGCGTCTTCAAGAACCCACGCGTTTCTCTTATAGAGGTCATGTTCGGCGCTTGACGCACATACCACAATTCCACACTCATCACGGGGATTCTCAGCAACTGAAGGGTCCACGCCGATAACACGTAGCGGAGTAGAAAGCGGATAAACCGCTTCTCTAGCGGACTCAACCATCTCTTCAGTCCAGAGCGCACCTTCAACATCATCGAGCATCTCTCCATAAAGCTCTTGGCGGGCAAGGTTAGTGCCTTCGTATACTCCCATAATAGTGTCTAGATAAGCCTGCGATAGGTTGCCCGCGTTATCCATCGTGGAGCCTTTTGTGACAACAACTTTAGAGATTCCTGGTCTGTCTGTTCTCGACTCTTCAATAAGTTTGTAGAGCAGCGGAACTCGCTTAGGGGTGGTCGTAACTAGAATCTGAGGATTTTTACCAAGACGAGTACCAACGCGAAGGTTGTCGAACGCAGTCATACCAGCAGCGTCTGGAGTCTGACGCCATGCAGCCACCTCATCGCCCCATGCGTGTGTGAACTGCGGACCACGAAGCGAGTCAGGCTCATCAGCGGTGAAGAGCGTTGCGGTGTTTCCATTGGGCCAAGTCAGACGTCGCTTGGATGGCTCGTAGTGTGGCTTCTCTGAGGGAGGCGAGACCGAGATAATTCCAGATTCACCTTCAACAATAACGTCACGAACGTCAGCAGCAGTACGGGCGGCGAGAGCAAAGCGGCGCTGTCCATCTTTTGTGTACTTTGCTTGTTCGCGTACCCACTCGGACGCAAGACGAGTTTTACCAAAACCACGACCAGCGAGAACTAGCCAGACGTTCCAGTCGCCTTCAGGAGCTTTCTGCTCGGGACGAGCCCAGACGGACCAGTCCCAAATTAGAGAGTCAGCGTCCATACCCGCTAGGGCTTCAAGGCGTTCTTCTTCAGGCAGTAACGCGAGCTGCTCCATGATGCTCTTACCCATGAGATGCTATAAACGCCTTAATAGTGGCTCTATCTGTCTCTCTGAACAGTTTTCCAGCTATAGAGCCGTTTTTATATATAGCAAGAGCGGGGATGGCAGCAATATCTTCGATAAACGGAACACCGTAGTGCTCTACTCCATCAATCTTAATTGCTTCGTAGTCGAAAGAAATTTCGGATGCTAGCTCTTCAACAATAGTTTCAACAGTGTTGGCGTCTTCGACGTCTGCTTTCCAGACTAAAAGAACAACGGGGATGGTGTTGCTTCTGTCTTTGACATCAGAAGTAAAAGTTTCTGAAGTTGTTGCTTGCATTGGCGTCCTATCTGTCACTTATATTTTATTTCAGTGGAGCTGGGGGGATTCGAACCCCCGTCCGATAAGCCATTCTCTGTTCTTCTACGTGCGTAGGCTCTACCAGCCACGGTACTGCGGTTTGCGTTTGCGGTCGCCACCGTATTGCGGTGTTCTATTTATTTAAACCCTGTGGCGATTAGCTAGAACTACTTCTACCAGAGGGGCACTGCTAA